CGCGGGTCGGCCGGCCGGGCCGTGGTCTCCTTCGAGTATCTCGGGGACGGCAAACGACGTTTGAGGTGAGGATATGCTGCATGACCCAAGCGAGAAAGCGCCCCGTCCTGGACGAGATCAAGAAGCGCGAGATCGTGGCCATGGTCAGCGTGGGGTGCAGCCGCCGCGTGGCCGCCGGCTACGTCGGCTGCTCCCCCTCCACGATCCGCAGGACCGCCGAGCGGGATCCGGCGTTCGGCGAGCGGCTTCACCGGGCCACCTACGCGGCGCAAATCGGCTATCTCAAGAACATCCAAAAGGCGGCAAAGAAAGAGCAGTATTGGCGGGCGGCGGCCTGGGCCCTGGAACGGCTCAACCCCGACGATTTCGCGCCGCGCAGCCCCGACACCGTTACTCTCGTCCAGATCGAGCGGCTCTGGCCCCGAATCGCCCAGGTGATCCTCGATGAGCTCCCCGACCCCAAGCAACGGAAAAGCATCCTCAAACGGCTCGAAACCCTCGTCGCCGAGCTTCGCGGGGGCTGCAAACCACCGGCCGCGGACCAGGCGCCCTGAAGCGATCCTCCTGGCCGACGAGCCGGTCCCGGCGTGGCTGGGAGACGTGCTTGCGGGCTTCCGCGACGAGCTGGCGCGGCAGCACGGCGAGGCGCGGCGGCGGCTGGCCCGCGGCGCCGGCGGGATGACGCTGCTCGACTGGGCCGGCAAGTATCTGGCCGAGCACTTTTCCCGGCCCGCCTCCGCCATGCACCACTGGCTGGCCCGGCAGTTGGACCTCATGACCCGCCACCGCGGCACGAAGCTCAACCTGCTCGGCCCGCGCGGCGCCGCCAAGTCGACCATCGGCAGCCTGGCGTATCCGCTGAGGGAGGCCCTCGAAGGCCGCGAGCCCTACCTCTGGATCATCTCCGACACCAAGCCCCAGGCCCATGCCCACCTGGAGAACCTCAAGGCGGAGCTGGTGGGCAATGCCCGGCTGGCCGCCGACTATCCCGCCGCGGCCGGCCGCGGCCCGAAATGGCAAAGCGGCGCGATCGTGCTCCGCAACGGGGTGACCGTCGAGGCCTTCGGCACCGGGCAGCGGATCCGCGGGCGGCGGGCCCGCGCACACCGCCCCACGCTGATCCTCTGCGACGACCTTCAGAACGACGGCCACATCCAGTCGGCCCTCCAGCGGGAGCGGTCGCGGACCTGGTTCCACGGCACCCTGCTGAAGGCCGGAACGCCGAAGACGAACGTCGTCAACCTGGCGACGGCCCTGCACCAGGAGGCCCTCGCCATGGAGCTCCACCGGACCCCCGGCTGGCGCTCGCGGCTCTTCAAGGCGATCCAACGCTGGCCCCACAACACGTCGCTCTGGCAGCAGTGGGAGGCCCTCTACTCCGACGTCGAAAACGATCGCGCCCGCCAGCAGGCCCGGGCCTTCTACGAGGACCGCCGCGAGGCGATGGACCAGGGGGCCAAAGTCCTCTGGCCGGAGGTGGAAGACCTGTACGCGCTGATGTGCATGCGGGCCGAGAGCGGCCCGAGCGCGTTCGAGCGGGAAAAGCAGAACTCGCCGATCCAGCCGGAGCTGTGCGAGTGGCCCGAGTCGTACTTCGACGAGACCCTCTGGTTCGACGGGTGGCCGGAGCACCTGGCGGTGAAGACCCTCGCTTTGGACCCGAGCAAAGGGAGCGACGCCCGGCGGGGCGACTATTCGGCGTTTGTGAAGCTGGGCGTGGATCGGCGCGGGGTCCTGTACGCGGAGGCCGACCTGGCCCGGCGGCCGACCCCGCAGATCGTCGCCGACGGCGTGGAGCACTGCCGTCAGTTCCGGCCTGACGCCTTCGGCGTCGAGGCCAATCAGTTCCAGGAGCTCTTGGGGGCGGCGTTCGAGGAGGAGTTCCGCCGCCAGGGGGTGCTGGGCGTGCGGCCGTGGCTGGTCGAGAACCAGGTCAACAAGCAGGTGCGGATCCGCCGGCTGGGTCCTTACCTGGCCTCGCGGCGGCTGCGGCTGAAGAGCGACTCGCCCGCGACCCGGCTCCTGTTGGATCAGCTCCGCCAGTTTCCCGTGGGCGACCACGACGACGGGCCGGACGCCCTGGAGATGGCGATCCGGCTGGCGGCCGAGCTGCTCCGCGGGACGCCGGAGGATGGATTGGGCAATCGATTGCCGCTGGAGTGCTAAGCCGCAAGCGGCTAAACCGCATCGTGCTGAGCCGCAGGCGGCTTGGCTGGAGAACTCGAACACATGGGAGAATCACGCCATGGAGAAGCTGAATGAAGCGGGTCCTGGTAACGCGGGACCTGCCGAGCGGGAATCTCGGGGGCCGGCCGCGACCGGCCGGGGCGATCCGCGCTTGGCCCGACTGGAACGCCAACTGCTGGAAGCCTTCGACGACCTGTGGGACAACTTCGTCGATCCGGCCGACGCGCTGTACGACGCGGCGGGGGCGCGGTGGTCGCTGGTGGGGGGCGAGCTGGCCCCCGGCGGGGCCCTGGGAGTCCCCTTCGCCAACGAGCAGCAGCTCCGCGAGATCCGCGACCAGTGCAGGGCCCTGGCCGTCGGCAACGAATTCGCCATCAACGGCCACGAGAACCGCGTGAGCTACGTCGTGGGGAGCGGATTCACGTACCGGGTCGCGCCGCGGGGGAACCCCGAGCAAGCCGCCCCCCTGGTGCGCGAGGTGCAAGCGGTCCTGGACGAGTTCGTAATGGCCAACCGCTGGCACCGGCGGCAGCAGGAGATTGTCCACCGCCGCGATCGCGACGGCGAGGTCTTCCTGCGGTTTTTCGCCGTCGCCGACGGCACGCTCCGGGTCCGCTTCGTCGAGCCGTCGCAGGTCGCCGCGCCGACCACCCGGGCCAGCGACCCCCCCGCGAGCTTCGGCGTCCAGACCGATCCGGACGACGTGGAAAGCGTGCTCGGCTACTACGTCGACGGCCAATGGGTCGAGGCCTCGGCCGTGCAGCACCGCAAGGCGAACGTCGATTTGAACGTGAAGCGCGGCCTGCCGCTGTTCTATCCCGTGCGGAAGAACCTCCGCCGGGCGGAAAAGCTGCTCCGCAACATGAGCGTCGTGGCGGGGATCCAGTCGGCCATCGCCGTCATCCGCAAGCACGCCTCCGGGACCCGCGGGACGGTCCAGCAATTCGTCCAGGATCAGGCCGAGGCGAGCGTCACCGGCCGCAGCACGGGCCGGACGAGCCACTTCCAGCGCTACGCGCCGGGGACGATCCTCGACGCGTTCGCCGGCATGGACTACGAGTTCCCCGCCGCGGCCATCGACGCCAGCCGCTACGTGGCGGTGCTCCAGGCGGAGCTGCGGGCGATCGCCGCGCGGCTGGTGATGCCCGAGTTCATGCTCACCAGCGACGCCTCGAACGCCAACTACGCCTCGACGATGGTCGCCGAGGGGCCAGCCGTGAGGATGTTCCAGCGGTTGCAGCACGAGATGATCGAGGAGGACCTGGAGGTGATGCGGCGGGTGGTGGCGGCCGCGGTCGGGGCGGGCCGCCTCGCCCGCGGCGCCCTGGAGGACGTCGAGATCCAGGGCGTGCCCCCCTCGCTCGCCGTCCGCGACCGCTTCAAGGAGGCCCACGCCGACGAAATCCTGCTGCGCAACGGCGCGATGTCGGTGCAGACGATGGCCGTCCGCCACGGCCTGGACCCCGACCGCGAGCGGCGGCTGATCAAGGAAAGTGGCCCAAAAAATTCCCTTGAACAATCGCCGCCGATTCCGTATCGTAGCCGTTGATGATGACGCTCAGCGAAACGCCGACCAATCAGAAGAAAGTGGTCCAGCTCCAGCAGGCGCTGGCCGTGCTGTTGGCCGAAGTGCTCCGCCGGGGATTCCACGGAACGGCCGGGGTCGAGCTGTGCGTCCAGGACGGCACCATTCAATCCATCCGCCGCAAGGTGGAGTGGGTCGACCGATGAAGCGGGAAGGCGTAGGGATTAGGGATTGGGGATTGGGGATTAGGGTATTCTAAGAGCCTGCCGCGAGGCAGGTATCGTGAAGAGCCCGCTGCGAGCCGAAACGGCTCTTGGCGGGCTCTTTGTGTTCTTGTCGTAGAGGACGGCAATTATGAAGGAAATGCTTGAGGAGTTCGTCGACTCGCGCGGCGTGCCGATCCGGGTCGATCGCCAGCAGGGAGTCGTCCGGGGAGTGAAGATCCTCGGCCTCCAGTCGCGGAACGGGCGGACCTACCGGCCGGAGGCCCTCGCCGCGGCGGTCCCCTTGTACGAGGGCGCGCGGGTCAACGTGAATCACCCCAAAGGCGGCCCGCACGCGCCGCGGGACTACCAGGACCGCATCGGCCAGATCCGCAACGTCGCCGCCGGCCGGGACGGACTGTTCGCCGACCTCCACTTCAACCCGAAGCACGCCCTGGCCGAGCAGTTGATCTGGGACGCCGAGCACGCCCCGGAGAACGTCGGCTTTTCGCACAACGTCGAGGCGCGGACCTCGCGGCGCGGCGAGCGCGTCGTGGTGGAAGCGATCGTGCGGGTGGAGAGCGTGGACCTGGTGGCCGATCCCGCCACCACCCGCGGCCTGTTCGAGTCGGCGGGGGACGGCGCGGGGACAGGATCCGATCCCCACGAGGCCGCCGGCTCCGCCCAGCCGGTAGCGCTGGCCGAGGCGACCCTCCAGACGTTGAAAAAGGAGCGTCCGGACCTGGTGGAAATGATTCTCCAGGAGCAAGTCGCCGCCGTGAGCAGGCTGGAGGCGGAGCTCGAGCGGCTGCGTGCGGCCGAGGCCCTGGAGGAGAAGAAACGCCGGGTGCGGCAGTTGCTCGACGAGTACGAGCTGCCCGATCCCGACGCGGCCGAGGGCTGGGCGAAAGCCCTGCTGAGCCCGCGATTTCTCGAATCGCTCCTGGCGGCAGCGGACGAGCAGGCGATGCGCCGGCTCGTGGAGGACCGGGCGGCGATTGCCCGTGCGGTCGTGGCGGGAGCCGCGGCCGGATCGCCTCCCGGGGGCCGGCCGTGCTCCCGCGACCCGCTCGCCCTGGACGGCACCTGCCCCCCGGACGCAAAGGCCTTTGTGGAAGCGATTACCTGACGCGCGCCGCACGGGACCCCCGGGCTGACGCCCGGGGCTCCCCAGAGAACGTGACGCGATCCATTACTTGACGCAAGGAGAACCAGAACGTGAGCGACAAGATGCGATGGAGGTACGGCGACACGAATCCCGTGGTCGCCGCGGTGGACTCGGCCACGGAAATCGAGATCGGCGATCTCGTGTGGCAGGACACGGACGACGCCAAGCCGGCCTCTGCCCAGGCGGACCAGGGATCGGAAACCGCCAACCAGGAGAAATTTGCGGACAAGTTCCTCGGCGTGGCGATGCAGCGGAGCCGCGCCGGCGACACCACCCCGATCCGCGTGGCGACCACCGGCGTGTTCGAGCTCGATTGCCCCAGCGGCACCTTCGAGCTGGGCGACCTGCTGGGCGCCGACGAGAACGGCGCCGGAAACGCACTTTTGGACCAGCAGGTGGCCAAGGTGAGCGCGAGCAAGTACGCCGTCGGCCGGGTGGCCAAGCGAGTGGCCTCGGCGGCCACCAGCGTGCTGGTGGACGTCCGCTCGACCGTGATGACCGGCGGCGTCGAGGGCTCGAGCTTCAGCGGCGCGTGAGAAAAGGCTGTCAGCTATCAGCTTTCAGCAGTCAGCCAGAAAAGGGTCACCCGCGGGCTGAAGGCCGATGGCTGAAAGCTGAAAGCTGAGAGCTGAAAGCTGACTGGCGACGGCTCTCGGGACCATCATCAACAACTGTTCCTTTCAAGAGAGGTACTCTCGTGGCTACGATCAAGTATCGCGAACTCCGCCGTCGCTACCAGTTGGACGGCCCGGCAAAGACGGTCCAGCACCTGTCGGAGGCGCTTGCCCAGCGGCACCTGCGGCCCGAGGATTTCAGCCTCCGCGACCTGGCCGAGGGGCTGGTGCCCGACGGCGCCGAGTGGGTCCGCATGCTCGACCCGCGCAACTCCGGCGGCGTCCACGTCCTGGAGGCGGGCGAGGGAGTCGACCTGACCGCCTTCCTCAACGTCACCGGCCAGGTGATCTACTCCAAGATCCTCGACGCCTACACCCAGGAGGCGTTCGTCGTCTCGAAGCTCGTCGACACGATTCCCACCCGGCTCGACGGCGAAAAGATCCCCGGCATCGGCCCGGTCCGCGACGAAGTGACCGAGGTCCATCCGGGCATGCCCTACCATCACGTCGGCTTCGGCGAGGACTACATCGAGACCCCGTCGACCGCCAAGCACGGCCTGATCGTGCCGGTCACGCGGGAGGCGATCTTCTTCGACCGCACGAACCTCGTGCTCGGCCGCGCGGCCGAGGTGGGCGAGGTCCTCGGCCTGAACAAGGAGAAGCGGCTCGTGGACCTGGCGATCGGCGTGACCAACAACTACAAGTGGAAGGGGACGGCGTACAACACCTACTACGCCTCCGGCGGCGGCGGGCCGTGGGTCAACGCCCTGGCCGACAACGAGCTGGTCGACTGGACCGACGTCGACGCCGCCGAGCAACTCTTCGCCGACATCCTCGATCCCAACACCGGCGAGCCGGTCCTCATCCGCCCCGACACGGTGCTGGTGATGCCCGCCTACCGCCACGCGGCGGCGCGGGTGTTCAACGCCGCCGAGATCCAGTACACCGCCACCGGCGCGCCGACGACCACCTACTCCCCCAACCCGCTGAGCAGCTACCGCCTCTTCGACAGCCGGCTGGTCTACCGCCGGATCGTGGCTTCGGGCGTCGCCGCCGACGCGGCCAAGAAGTGGTGGTTCGTGGGCGACTTCAAGAAGGCCTTCGCCTACATGGAGAACTGGCCGATCACCGTCACCCAATCGCCGCCGGGCAGCGACGCCGACTTCAACCAGGACATCGTCGTCCGCTTCAAGGCCAGCGAGCGGGGAGCGGCCGCCGTGCTCAACCCCCGCTACGTCGTCAAGTGCACCGGGGCGTGAGGCGGCCGGACATGGCAACGATCCTAAGCCAGTGCCGAGTCTGCGACGGCTACGATGTCCGGGTGGAACTGTCACCGGATCTGATCCGCGCGTTCCATTTTCCCAGCAAACCAGCGGACGTGGCAGGCGCAACGGCCATCGTCATTGCCTCGCTCGGGCCGGACCCTCCGTTTCGCCCCGTCCCGGTCGAATGGGATCGCGTGCTCGCCGCCGCGGAGAAGTGGCTGGAGACCCGTTCGGCGGCCCGCACCGCGCTGCTGAATTTCCTCGCTGATGCCCGCAAGATGGAGGCGGCCTGATGCCCACCAAGACGAGCAACGGCACCGGCGGCGGCGAGTGGTCTGTGGGAGGGACCTGGGTGGGCGGCGTCGCGCCGGTGGACGGCGACACCGTGGTCATCGCTGCCGGCGATACGGTGCTGTTCGACGCGGACCTCTCGGCCTGGACCACGGGCGTGGCCGGTCTCACGATCAGCTCCGGCGCGGTTACGCCGGGAAAACTCGATCTCTTGGTCATGGATCCACCCGACAATCCTCTCGTTCTCCCCATCAAAGCCGGGACAAAGATCCAGGGAACATCCGGGGCGGTCAAGGGACGGCTTTACGCGGGCACCGCTTCAGTTCCGCTCATCAATTCTAACAAGTTCACGATCAAGCTGATGGGGACCGGGAGCGGCGGAGGGCAGATCGACCGGACGTACCTCGACGTGCAGCTCCACTGCGCCCAGCCGACCCACAAATGGGTCAAGCTCTCCCAGGACGAGAACATTGGGGCAACCGTCCTCCACGTCGATACCGACGTGACCGCGGACATCTGGGCGGAGGGAGATGTAGTGGCCCTCTGCAACGTCAACAAGGGCTGCGACTACCAGCGGACCACGATCGCGGCCGGAGGGATCGCCGCGACCACGATCACGGTCACGAACCCCCTGGATTCTCTCAACATCGCCGGGAGCTACCTGGTCCGCGTCACCCGCAACATCGAAGTCACCTCCGAAGGCTCCCAGCCAGCCATCACGGCAACCAGTGGAACCAACTGCAACGGCGTTTGGAACTGCTCCGTCCGGCAGACCGGGATCGTGCAGGGCTACGGCGCTGCCTACGGAAGCGGCGACAGTTTCGGAGGCGTCTTCAACGGGTTCAGCCAAGGCATCGGCGGTGCAGCGGGCTACACGATGTCCGGCTGCGCCGTTGGGTGCTCTAGCGGAATCGCTTCCACCTACTTTAACAACATCGGCTCTACGATCAGCGGACTGGTGGCTGGAAACTCCAGCTACGGTGTCTTCGACCTCTTCGGCGGGCTCTTCACCGGGATCGTGGCGGGGTGTGGCACGGGCTTCGGGCGATGTCTTGGCCTCCATGTTGCCGGCCAGGTTCACGGCTGCAACTATGGACTTCAGTACTGTGGCCAGTGTCACGTTTCCGGCAGCATCACCTTCTGCAACTACGGGTTTTGCTATAGTGCTGCCGTGCTCAAGCAGGGCACGGCGATCGGCGGCAGTGGATCGCTTGCCAACTCGGGGGACATCTACCTTGCCAACGGCGTCTACCGGGGCTACGGGGCCGGGCTCCGCTCGGCGACCCAGGTAACAGGCTATCTCAACACCAACCCTTACCCGGTTGCCTCCGCGATCCTTTACGACGTGGCCGACGCCTCGGGCAATCCCCAGCCCGGCCGGATGAAGTGGTGGAACTGCGGCGGGTACGGGGCCAGCGAGGATTGGGCCCAAGGAGTCCACGGCGATCCGCCCGTGCCCCTGGTCTACGTTCACAAGCACACCTTCGAGACCGCCAGTTATGACAACTGGGTTGACGTTCCGATCTGGGGCGAGATGAACGTCCCGCTCATCATCAGGGTCTACATCCGCAAGCAGCAGAACGGGATGGCCGCGACGCCCTGGATGAGACTGATCGACCCGAGCCGACCACTCGGCGACGCCGAGGAGATTCTGGCCTCATCCACGATGGGCGACAACACGAACTGGCAGACCCTCACGCTCGATTACATCCCCGACTGGGACCGGCAACTCATGCTGCGGGTCGGGGCCAGGAACGCCTCGGGGACGATGTACTGGGATTTTGACGTTCGCACCAGCGGCCGGCGGCCGGGGATGCGGGTGATGGGGGTTTAGGAGAAGGGATTGGGGACTGGGGATTAGGGATTAGGGGTTAGACATTAAGCCGCGACCCGAAGGGGAGCGCGCCACAAGGAACAAGATCGTGCTGTTCAAGAACATCGCCGGACAAAAATGCATCGTCTACGCCCACGACGCGGTGGCCGACGCGCCGAAGACCAGCGACGCCAACAACATCACGGCGAACGTCAGCAAGGACGGGGCAGCAAGCTCGCCATCGAATGACGTGAACCCCACAGAGATCGGCGGTGGTCTCTACGCCTTCGACCTGACTCAGGCCGAAGCCAACTGCGACCTGTTCGCCCTTTACGCGGCGAGCACGACAGCCAACGTGAAGATCGATCCCGTGGTGGCCTACACCCAAGGCGGGGCGGTCCCGAAAGCCACTCCCGGCGGCGCGGGCGGGCTGCCGACCGTGGACGCCAGCAACCTCATCGCCGGCGTGCAAGCGGCTGGACGCAACGCGATCGCCGATGCCCTCCTGCTCAGGGACGTCTCCAACGTCGAGGCCTCGGCCGGAGATCATTCCCTCTGTTACGTCGTCCTGGCGATGAGCGAGTCGAACACCGTCGACCAGCCCGGAATGTTGACCGTGTACAAGACCGACGGGGTCAGTGAGTTCGTGCGGAAGAGCTTGCGGACGAGCCCCGACGCCGACGCGGTGACCGGCGTCTGCTGAGCGGATGAGGAGGGCCGGTCGCCGCGCCGGACCTGGCGGGCCGGAGCGGGGCGAAAGGAGAAACTGCGGATGGTTCCCGGATTCCGAGACTTGCTGGCGTGGCTTTGCGGCTGGAAGTCCTCGGGGGCTCTCGTCCGGCTGCCCGCGGGGGAGGTCGTCACGCCGGGCGCTCGGGCCGGGCAGGTCGACCTGCCCAACGCCGCCGCCGGACAAGTCGATACACCAGGCCAAACGGCAGGACAGATCGATGGCTGAAGCACAAGACGTCCACGGCACGGTTTTCAAGAACGGGTCGGCCACGCTGCTGGCGAGGGTCGTCGGGGCCGACGGGCTGGTGGTCACCCGGGCCGCAATCAGCTCGGTGACCTACAGCGTCTTCCTCCTGGACGACCAGGACCCCGACAGCCAAACCGCGGTGACCGGGCACGGCAACGTCTCGCTCACCGTGGACGACGTGCTCTACGACACGCTGCAGCGGGACAGCCTCTGGACGAAGGATGCGATCGGCTACAACTTCAAGCACGTGCTGGACGTTTCCGACCACGCGGCGTTCGCCGTGGCCGGCCGGAGCTACCGCGTCCTGTTTGCCCTCACCCCCTCCAGCGGCCAGGTGATCCTCGTCCGCTTCCGCGTACACGCGATTTGAGAACCGGAGTGCTGCAAAACTCCACTGAGAAACAACACCCCTTTTTCGGTGCCCAGCCATGTCCAGCGACCTCGAGCAACTCGAAACGATCAAGAGTCAGACGCTGGCTTTGATCGCCGAGCTGACGGCCAACCCCAAGCCGACCTACTACCTCGACGGGCAGACCGTTTCGTGGAACGAGTATCTTGCCCGGCTCCAGGCGACGGTCGATTGGTGCCAACGGAAGCTGGCCGGAGAAGAACCGTTTGAGATTCATTCCCAGGGGATCACCTGATGTTCGATCCGCAGGACGATTTTGCCCGGGTGACCGACGGCCTGGTGGCGGTGACCGTGCTCCGGCCGGGAGGCCCGACGGCGACGGCCGTGGCTCACGCGCTGCGGCATCCGATCCGCCCGTTGGCCGCCGGGGGCTCGTCCCCGCCCGACGCCGCCGCCGACGCGGTCTGGCACCTGCCGGTGTCCGAGTTGCCCGACCCGCCCCGGCCGGGAGACGTCATCCTCGATCCCGAGGCTCGCCGGTGGACCGTGCTCCGCGTCCGGCCGGCGGGCCCGGACGGGCGGTGGCGCTGCGCCGCCAGGGACCTGGTCCTCGCCTACGGGCTGGTCGAGTACGTGGACATCGAGAAAGCGACCTACTCCAAGAGCGCCGGCGGCGCCGACGTGGCGAGCTGGCAGGTCTGGCGGACCGGCCTCCCCGCCCGCGTCCAGCCGGCCGAGGTCGAGGTGAAGGAAGAGGGCCTCAACCGGCTTGCCGCCGCGCGGTTCACGATCCTGTTGGGCGACGACGTTCCGCTGGACCACGCGCACCGCATCAAGGGCCCCGACGGAACTCTCTACGCGGTGCTCGGCTATCGCAAGACCCCGCCGGTCGGCGTGCCGCTGGAAGTCGACGCAGAAAGGATCGGCTGACGATGAACCTCGAACAGGCCATTCACCAGCGCTGGGCCGCGGCCGGAACCTT